TCCTGCGACTTTACAACCTTATGACGTGCTTTTCCCCATTTTTAATGTACTTTTTGGAGAAGAGCATAAAAGATTTTTTAATCCTATTGTAAGAGTAGTTAATGATACTGCTATTACTGAAAAAGAAGAACAAACTAAGCAGACTATAGTGCAGGCTTTGTTTCAATACCTTATGCAAGGTGTTGAACAAGACCCTAATAACCCTCAACCTCCACCTGAAGAAGTTTTAAAGGCTGCTCAAATGTCTGCAAAAGATATGAGAGAACTTACAGCTGAAAAGTTTCTTAGTTATTATAAGAAAAAGTTTAGGCTGAAAGATGTTTTTGCTACAGGCTGGAAAGACTGGCTTATTGCAGGTGAAGAGTTTTATAGGGTTGAAGAAGTAGCTGGAGAAGTGTCTGTAAAAAGGGTAAACCCTTTACAGATTTTCTTTAAAATAGGAGAAAATAATGACTCTATTGAGGAATGTGATCAGATTTTAGAAGAGAATTATCTTACTGTAAATCAGATTATAGATGAGTTTTATGAAGTTCTGACTCCTGAGCAGATTGATGAACTGGAAAATTACTATCCTAGTGGTATTCCGGGTAATCAGGTTATTAATCCTCTTACAATTAAAGAAGTTGAGACTATCTACCATTTCCAGAATCAGGAAAGTTTTATTGACAGGATTCCTGTATACAGAGTACGTTGGAAATCTTTTAGAAAGATTGGTACTTTTTACTATATTGATCCTCAGACAGGTGAAGAACAAAGCTTTACTGTTGATGAGTCCTGGGAATGGGATAAAAAAGACCCGCAACAAAGAGTAGAATGGTATTGGGTTTCTGAATATTGGGAAGGTGTACGTATTGGTATGGATATGTACATTGAGCCTATGATTAGACGGAGACCTCAACAGTTCAGGACTATGGATAACCTGTCTAAATGTAAGTCAGGTTATTTTGGTAGAATGTGTTCTGCTACAAATACACAAAGTACAAGCTTAATGGACAGACTTGTACCTTGGGTTTATCTGTATTTTATTATTTGGTATGATACAGAGCTGGCTCTTGCTACTAATGTAGGTAAAATTGCTCTTCTTGATGTATCTATGATTCCTGATGGTTGGGAAATAGATAAGTGGATGTATTATGCCCGTGCAATGCGTGTAGGTTTTGTTAACTCTATGAATGAGGGTAACAAACGTATGGGTATTAATCAGAATATGTCTACTCAAAATAAAGAGCTTAATCTTGAAATGGGTAATTATATTCAGTTTAACATTCAACTTTTACAGGAAATTGAAAGAAAAATCCAAAACACGGCAGGTGTACCTCCACAGCGTCTTGGAGCTATTTCTAACCAGGAACTTGTTGGCAATGTTGAAAGAAGTATTACACAATCAAGTTTAGTTACTGAAGATTTATTCAGAATGCACAATCTTACTAAACTGGATGTTTGTGAAGCTATTCTTGAAGTAGCTAAAGATGTGTATAAAGATAATAGTAAAGTACTTCAGTATGTAACAGATGATATGCAGACTGTTTTATTCCAGCTTGATGGTATGGAATTTAATAATGCAGATTATGGAGTCTTTGTTACAGATGATAATAAGGATATGGAAGTATTTGAAGCTATGAAGAATCATATGAAGTTTGCTCTTCAGAATGACCAGATGGCTTTCCACCAGATTGCAGATATTTATACTACTGAGTCAGTTGCTGAAATTCGTGCTACTTTATCTAAGTATTATGAAGATAAGCAGCAACAAATGGCTCAACAACAACAGCAGGTTTCACAGATTGAGCAGCAGAAAATTGCAGCACAACAACAAATGCATCAGGAAGATATGCAACTTAAACAATATATCTCTGATTCTACTAATGAAACTAAGATTCAGGTTGCTCAGATTGCTACATATAACAGACAGATGGATCTTGATGTTAATGAGAATCTTATTCCTGATCCTCTTGAGATTGGAGAACAGGCTCTTAAACAAAGAGAACTTGACTCTAAATCTTTTATTGAGCGTATGAAGCTGGAGGCTGATAAAGTTACTAAAGCTAAAGAATTAAATATTAAAGAAAAAGAAATAGCGTCTAAAGAAAAGATTGAAAAGCTTAAAGCAGAAACAGCCCTTAAAGTAGCCAAAGCTAATAAGAATAAATATGATAAATAAATTTACAAAAGCAGAATTATAATGAGTACACAATCTGTAAAAACAAGAGCTTGGCAGCAACTTCAGGTAGAACGGAATATACGTCCTTATAGAATGGCTGTATTAAAAGTAAGTTCTCAAACACTTGCTCCTTTAAGTACAACTTTTGAATATGTTTTTAATGAATTTGGAGATTTTATTCAAGGCCTTGATCCTGGTTCTACAGTAGATGGTGTTTATGTTTTTAATTTACAAATGGATAATTTTAAAAATTTAGATGCTGTGCAAATTACTGTAAATTTTGGGGCTACAATTAATACAGGTATTATAATAGTAGGAGGGTATATAAACCCAGTAAGTGCTCCTGCTCAATTAGTAATAAATGTGTCTGATAGTTCAGGATTTCCTTTTTCTATAGATGGACATGTATTTGTAACAATAAAAGAATACTATGGTTACAACTGATATTAATCATATACGTAAAATCTCTAAAAAGAGTAATCTGTTACGTCCTTATGATGAATGGGTAGGGTTATTTAGTCAATCAGGTATTGATAGACCAGAACTTGTAAGGGTTGTGCATACTACTTTTCCGGATATTATAACTATAGATTGTGCTTATACAGGCGCTGGAAATTATACTCTAGCCTTAAATTATTATAATAATTTAGTTAGTGATAATTCTCTTATGGAAATAAGTTGTGATTTAGGTTCTTCAGAGATAGTAAATAGTTATTATACCAGTGGTATAAGTATATCTTGTTATTTTCAGGATAGTGTAGTTTATAAAGCAGGAAGTTTATTTTTTTTAGTTGCTGGTGTTACTACTACAGTAGATGTTCAAGGGTATTTTACACTAACAATAAAAAGATATTATCAATAAATTATAAATAGCAATGAACACTGTAAAACTTTATACAATGGGAGACGGGACTTATGTACTGCAGGTTTCCCCTACTAAGCAATACCATTTATTAAATGGAGCTGTATTAAGATCAAATATTAATGTTGAGGATCTTCAGGAAGAAGTATTTGATATTAATGTACAGGTTAATATTTCTAATGCCGTAGCTTCAGCAGCATCTTTAGTTACTGATCAGGAAACTTTAGAAATGATTATGGCGTTAATCCAGGAAAAAATTGAAGACTTTGATTAATGGCTGATAATATAAGATTTATACACGCTAATAAACTTGCCAAATATTTAAAACAATATATTGGTAAAGATGGTACTGTATATATCGGACAGAAAGATGGAAGACTTGCTAAGAAAAGGCTTACTGCTTCAGATGTAGATAGTATGATAAGTAGTTCTCAGGTAAGTACAGGTACTACTGTAACTCCTTCTACTGGAACTCAAGATATGTTAAACCCGTTATTATTGATGGGCGGATAATATGGCAACAACCTATAAAGTATTAGGGCAGGCAGCTCCTTCAGCAACTACTGAGACAGATTTATACATTGCTCTTGTATCAGCAGTAGCTAGTTCTATTATTGTATGTAATAGAGGTACAACTCAAGCTACATTTAGAGTTAGCATTGCTGTAGGTGGTGGAGCAACTGCAAATAAAGATTATATTTATTATGATCTATTGATAGCAGGTAATGATACATTTATTGCAACAATAGGTGTAACTTTAGCAGCAAATGATAAAGTAAAAGTATATGCTTCATCAGGTAATTTTTCATTCTCACTTTATGGTTCGGAGGTAACATAATGTCACAAGGATTTGCGGGATATAACATTATGGATAGTGAGATTTCATTTAAGAACTCTCCTAACTTAGATGCATTTGGTAGGCTGAGAGTTAGTGAGCCTTTTACATTATTTGACTCTAGTCATAGATATGCAGATAATAATTTGTGGTCGACAGCTACTGCAACAGGAGGTACTACTACATTTAATGCAA